TCTTCTTTTAATGAACCAACACCACGAGAAGAAACTCCAAGCATCACACCTTCATCTAAAAGTGAAGATGCAATTTTACCCATAGGAGTATTGAGGATTTGTGCCTTACCTCTAAAATTACTACCCTCTTGAGTGAGTGAAGTAATCTTATGTGAAACACGGTCAAGATTTACGGTAGGACCATCAGGATGACCAAGTTCTCCAAGAGCGCGACCTTTATTAACAAAAGTTTCACAATAACGATTTACTTCTCTTGAAAGAGTATCCATAGGATACATTCTTCCATTACGATTTTTAAGGTCTCCTTGCAAGAAAACTCCCTCAATGTATAGTTTTTGAGGTTCTCCTCTCTTACCTTCCTTAATAATCTTTACGTTTGAAATTTCTTCTGTGATGAGTTTCATTTGTATTAACCTGTAAATCCTACTTTAAATCCTACAACTCCTGCAGCAGATGCAGAAATTAAATCTTGAGCACCTTTTTCAAAGAACTCAATCCGATCAGTTGGAAGTGTCACTGTTGCAGTGCTTGCATAACCAGTTGTGGTACTTTTTGCAACACTGACAGTAGCATCTCCAGCAGTTCCATTAAAAACTCTAACCACCGTTGCATTATCTAAAGAGGTTGGTGTATTGAGTGCAACTTCTGCTCCAGTGCCAACCAATAAAGTTCTTGTCATTATTCTTCCCCTTCGGAATTATCTTGCTGGTCATCAAACATGGATGCGCCAACTGTTGGACGAATAGTATTAATACGTTCTGCTGCTTTTGCATACAAAACGTCTTTAATTCTGTCACTAATATCAGATGCCGACGAATCGGATCCGACTAAATTTACAATTTCTTCCATGAAAATTTAATATATGTATATTTTATATTTATATCTCAGCAGATTTGCCGTCTACTTCAGTTATTCCACCGTCTACTTCAGGTTCCATTGGAACATTGCCCATCATTCCTTGCTCACCTTCTTGTGGTAATGGTTCTCCAGTTATTGGATCAATAGCACTCGGATCGGGAATAATACCATCTTTGATTTCCTGTTCAATCTGCTCATCCATTTCAATCATTTCTCCATCAGTCTGACGAAGAACTTTACTACGAACCCACTTCTGGGAATAATACTTACCGATATAAGGTTCAATAGTTGCAAGAACACCAAGTCTCTCATTCAACATTTCTGTTTCTTTCAGTTCTGCAAACTGATTATCATATAAGAAATCATATTGAATATGATCACTAATCCTATCCCAATCTTCTATTGAAACGATGTTCTTAAGAATGAGTTGTGTCTTCAACATGTCATTAAACATCTGAGCAAATCTCTTTCTCAGACGGCCAACAAACTTAGCAAACTTAAGTTCATCTCTTAAAATTTCAGAAGAACGACCAAGATTAAAACCACCATCGGCAGCAATTCTTGATTCGGGAACTCCAAGTGCTCTATAAAGTTTCTTTTGGAAATACTCAATATCAGCAAGTTCTCCTAAGTTTTGTCCACCAGGAAGAGTTGTAATCTCAGTTCCACGACCACCTTCTCTTCTAGGAAGCCAGAAGTCTTCCATCATGCTCATAAATTTACGATCATCACGGATTTCTCCGGTGTTCGCATCATAAACTTGCTTGTTACGATAACGATTCATAACATCACGAAGATATTGTTCTGCCTTTACTTTAGGAAGATTGCCAACATCAATATAAAAAATACGACGTTCTGGTGCTCTTGATAATCTATAGATGACCAAAGAATCTTCAATCATTCTAAGTTGATTGAGTGCCTTGATTGCTTTATGAAGATATGAGAGGACAGAACCTTTATTTCTATCTACAAGACCTGAAGTACAATATGTAATTGCATCTTTTGCAATTTTAGTTCCCTTATTTCCACCACCACCAGTTAAGTTTCCTGTTGGATAGTTTGGTTTTGGTGTATATACGAAATACTCTTCAATCTCTGGGGCAATACCATTTTTTTGTTCGTCACGACCAGCAATATTTGGTCCAATAACATTTTTATCTTGCTTCTTTTCTTGGCGGACAAACCGCATCTTCATTGGATCAATATACCTCAGTTCCTTAATTCCTTCCTGAGGATTCTTGAGATCAATTACTTTATGATAATAAAGTCTTCCATCAACATACCAATTTCTAAAAATTTCGTGCGACTTCTTATCAAAGTCTAAAATTTCTTTAATATACTTAAATTCCTGTCTAATTGCTTTCTTTAAATTATCCGTAGCGTTTAAATTGGACAATTCAATTTCAATTGGAGAATCATAAAGATCACTCACAATTGCTTCATTTACAACATCTTCGATGGCACCATCCGCCTCTGGATGTAGTGACATCTCTCTGTATCTTTTTATTAAATCAAATTCTGTTCTATATTGTCCTTCAATATCTACATACGAACCATAAAATCCACTTGCAATATAGTTGTCAACCCCGTCCTCGTTATTCACGGGGACGGGGGAAACTATAGTCTTGGATTTCTTCTCGTTATCTTCAATAGAAAAACCAAAAAGTTTTGCCATATTATAAACTAACTTAGACTACTATTTTATTATTTAGGAGATATCTTCACCACCAGATTGTGGAGCATTACCTTTAAATGCCTCATAGTAATGAACTTGCATTTCTACGGTAAACTCCTGAATGGTGTCAGTTGTCTCATAACTTAAATCAATTGTAGAAAGATTAGTCGGGAATACATCTTTGAAAACGTACTTTCTAAGAGTTCTTCCATCACGATCAAGTTGATGAACTTTGGCGTCTACTTGATAAAGTGCAGGATCTGTTTCACCAGTTCCGTTATCAAGTTTGTTGATGGTATTCATCCACTTTTCAAATGCGGATCTGATAGAGAATGAAGTATCGTTAATAACAGTAATAGTCCATGTTTCGAATGTTCTATCACCTGCAATTTTCAGGATTCTTCCTCTGAAAGGAATATCAATTGGTGCTACTGTTGAAGAAGGTAATGCTGCTGCTTTTACAAGAAATCTTGAATTTTCAATTACTTCATTTTCATCTTGAACTCCAACAATTGAGGGGAAAGTTAATTCTACCTCAAATAGATTAGGTCTTGCACCACCACCCTTCAGTTTACTTTTGAAGTCACTGATGGTTCTTAGTGGTAAAGTATTTACTTGTTGACGATTTGCCATTTTTTTCTTATACCTCTAAATTAAACGTTACCGATTACTTCATCAAATGAAACACCAGTTCTGGTGGCAACAAACGTAAGACCGATGAAGTTGATTGATCTTGCGGGTTTGATAAAGATGTCTGCTACAAACTCATTATTATCTATAATGGCAGCAGTGTTATTTGTCTCATCACAAACAACAACAAAATCAAAGATCCCCCTCTTTGCCTGAACATCACGAAGGAATGGTTCAACAATGTTCACAAAGTTGGTTCTTGTGATTTCATCATTGAATTCAAAGAGTTGATCTTTTGCAGCAGCAGAGATTGCATCTTCAAGATAGATGAACAATCTACGAACGTTAATACGATCAAATGCTGATGATTTACCAAATCCAGTCTTATCTCCAAAGAGAACAATACCGGCACCAGGTGAGAAGATTACTGGATTGACTCTATTAGAATACAATCTATCTCTCTGTGCTTTAGATGGAGTATATGCAAGTTTAACTGCATTTAGAATTCCACCACGATTTATTCCTGCTGGTGAGAACCATGGGAAGTTATTTGCATCATTTCTGGCACAAAGTCCGGCAATGTCTCCGTTTAGTGGAACATATCTGAAGGTATTTGCAAACCTATCAAACATATACTTGTAACCACTATCAAAGATTCCATAAGTTGTCGATGTAATAGGAGCATAGAAACTGATTACATTATCAGTAGTAGTTTCATCTGAATTGATATTCACTGCTCTGTCATCAGATGTATCAGTAATTGCAGCACCTCTATATGGTGAGATGAATGCAACTGCATCCTTTCTTGTTTCAGCAACTGCAATACACTTATTCGCAAGTGCCTGTGCTTCTTCTTTACCATATCCGGCAGATCCCATAAGAATGAAATCTACATTATACTTTTCAGTATTCTCAAATAATCCGTAACCAGTAACCAATCCATCTAAACCAGAATTTAATGCACCAGTTGATGTGATTGCAACCTTACCACCGTAATCAGTTCCAGTAGAAAAACCTGAATTATAATTTCCAGATGCTGCAAAAGTAATACCTTCTGCTTTTTGATCCCAATCAACATCAGACTCAAGGTCAAATCCACCACTCTTAAATCCAGTGGTTACAATACCTGCTGGTGCTGAACCGGCAAAGATGTATTGTGAACTATTTGCAGTAAACTTTCTCCAGTATGAAGGAGAACCAAGAGAATACTCGGCATCTTTTGCTTTCGATAGTGAAAGATGCTTCTCAAGAATTGTTCCAGAGTTTCCAGTGATACCTCCATCACCATCAATTACAACAACATGAACTTCATCAAATCTAGATCCTCTTGCTGCTGCATACTCAGAAGTTCCTGGACGATCTGCAAGTTGATTCCACTTAACCGTTGTCGAAGAAGTTAATGTGAGTGACTGTTGATCGAACCAATCTTTTGATGATGTAACTATATTAGTAGTAGTACCAATTGAACCTCCTGTAGAAGTGGTTACTCCAAGTGGACTTACATATGGGTCACCTGTAGTACCTACTCCAGTTGTATTTGAGAATTTATACTTTCCACCTGGTTGATATTCAATTTGAGTATTAGTGCCTCCAGCAGAGATGTGGTTGAGTATTTTAACTCCAATTTCACCAGAACCAACTTCAGTAACAAGACCTTTAAAGTATCCATCCAATACAGAAGTTGTTCCGGAACCTGCAATAATTGTATTGGGGGGAACTGCTTGAGTAATTCCATATCCAACCTCAAAATTGGACGTATTGATACCTAGAATTTGATCTGCCTTAGCGTCAATAATGCCAACTCTTAAACCATTTCCCCAAGAACCAGGATTTCTTGCGGCAACAACTACATCAGCAATTGGATTTTCGTCGTATCCTAATTCTTCATAGTGCTCAAGACTTTTGATCTTGATACTTGTAGCAATACCTACACGACCATTCGTAAGTCCATCATCATCTGCCCTTACAACACTAAGTGCTCCACCATATGCCAGATAAGAAGAAGCAACTAACCAGTGCTCATAGTGCTTATCTGTACTATATGGTTTTCCGAAGACATCTAATAAGTCCTTTTCGCTTCCGATTACTGTAGGGATTTCGACAGGACCTTGTGCAAAAGGTGCAACAATCGCACCAATGCCACCGGAGGTTGGATCAACCCTACCGACAGTTAAGTCTACTTCTCTTACTACAATACCAGGAGATGCTAAATTTAGTGGCATCTTGTTTTTTCCTCGCATCCAATTTACCTAAAAATATTTAGGAAAAGGGGTATTTCTAATGGGGAAACGATGCGTGAATACCTACCAATCAGGATATTCCCATCTCAAATTACTCTTTCTACCTCTACTTACTCTTTTAACTGTACATTCCTTACACTCGTAGGAATATGATGATGCTAATGTTTTTCTATCTTTTCGAGTCAAATAAAAATCATCTATTAAACTTTTAACTTCTCCACAAACTCTACATTTACGATCAAAAAATAATAAATGTTCTAGTTCTATCTCTTCATCGATGGACATTACCTATAATCCCACATATATGATCGGTCACCGTATTCATCTGCATACCATCTATCCCCCGAATCATCTACAAAAGTTGTTTCACTATTAATTCCATCCTCAATAAATCCAAATGGGGCCATGTCTTGATCAATTTGATTTTTCTGTTCTTCATATATTCTCTTTCTTACATCATTCTCTGTCATCTCCTTAAAATATTCTTGTGCTACTAACCAAGAGAATATAACAAGACACATTGCTAAGTCATCATTACAACCTTCTTCTGCTTCAAAAGAATTTCCTTTTTGTGAAAATGTAGTTAGTTCTGATATAATTTCATAATCAGATGCAAGTAATTTATCATCCTCTACAAGAGTTTTAAGATTTGAACATCCCAATTTTTTAACTGCAGAAGTTGTACGAACTCCAAGTTGAGTTTTTTTGCCAGAAAATCCTGTTCCCACTATCTGTCCATTTCTACCTCTCATAGTTGCCATTAAAATATTTTCATATTCCAAATCATATTGAAGAATACTAGCAACTTGATCACCAATATCATTAACCTCTATCAATAACCAGGATTGATTATAACCTTTTGCTACGTCAAATATAATATTAGGAAATAACATTGGTTTTATTTCATTATTCCTATATTTTGCAACTACTCTATAAGGAAACTCTGTGATATCAAAAACGATAAATGCCGAATAATCATTACCAAGTCCACGAGCAACGTCAACCGTGATTAGATAATTGTGATCCTCAATAGGATTTTCATAAACATCTAATCCGGCATTTCTTTGTATCGGGTCTTCATATACTAAAGTTTTGAGTTTTGATGGATTGATAAGTGTATTAACAGAACCTAAGAATTCACATTCAAACTCAACCCGAAATTGTTGTTCCGATGTGTTTGCAATTGTCTGCTCTTTCCAAACAACATCTCTACCGGGAACTTCTGACCAGTGAACCTCTGTAGGAATATATTCGTTTTTATTTCTTTCCGCATCATGCCACATACGATAGAAGTGATTCATACCGTGTGGGGTAGATACAATAATTACCTTTGTGCTTTTGCCAGAAGTAATAGTAGGATAAACAGATGCAAAGAATGAGTCGGCAACGTGATTAGGGACGAATGCGAATTCATCGAGAAATAAGATATTGAAAGACATGCCTCGGACAGCACTAGCAGATGTAGATGATGCCAATATCTTACTGCCATTTTCGAGTTCTATATTTCCTTTATTCCATACTAGAATACCTTGCTGCATCCATTTTGGTAAGTTTTCATATGCAGTCGATAATCTTGCTAACAATTCTCTAGCAGTAGATGCTTTGTTTGCCAGAATACCAATGTTTACACTGTCATTGAAAAGTGCATAATGTAAAAGATATGATACCACAGTAGTAGACTTACCAGTCTGTCGTGGCATTTTACAGATATTAAATCTGTTATTATGAAAATTATGAATTAATTTCTCTTGAAAATGATATGGATGAAACTGCGTTAAACCTTCATCAAGAGAAACAATTTTAATATAGTTATTTGCAAAATAAACCGGATCTTGTTTACATTTTAGAAACTCAATAATTTGATCTTCTGTAAACTCAATCGCAGTATTTGCTTTCTTTAATAATGGATTACCAAGATATACGTCACTCATAAAATCAAATTAACAATTCCAAGCTCTTAATGATTTAGACAATCTATCATCACCAGTATTATTAGAAGGTTTTTGTCTCTTCCGCATTCCCTTCATTCTTGCACAAAAACTTTTCCTGCGAGGATTACCAACTTTTTTACTAGGTGCTTTCAGATCACTACCAGGATTTTCTCTTTCATAAGACTTACGTCCTTTTTCGTTGAGTCCTCCAGATTTATTTTTACCAGATTTTTTAGTCCAGGCAGCACCTTCTTCAAGTTCACTCTTCCAATCAGATTGTTCAAATCTTACCTTTGGTTTTAATTTTTTCTTACCATCAGGAGAAGGAACAAACTCTCCTGTTTCTGGTGATTTCATATCTACACTATCAACATCACCGTCAACATCAGCATCGACTCTTCTTACTGCCTTTGCTGCAAGTGTTTTTAGATTGCTACCATCAATTTTGGATTCTTCTTTTTCTTCTGCATAATTTCCAGTCTCTTTTGCTTTACTACGAAGTGCCTGAATTAATTTGCTGTCCCCAGGTGCATCTCCTGGTCTTTTCTTTAAATTATCTCTTCTTCTTTTTTCCATTTTATGGCGATTTGCATCGGAAATATTCTTTCTTGGAACTTTTTTACCAGTTTTTTCTCCGATATCAGTATCATCTTTTGCTTCATCTACGAATTCTTCTTTCTTTACACAATTGTTTACGACTTTACCAAACATTTTTTTGGTTCCTTTCTTCTCATATCCTTTCCAACACTTCTGACCTTCATCAACAGTTTCAACTTCTTCCATTGGCAATGAAGGACCTCTTAACTTTTTCTTAGCAATATCAGATCCTTCGTCATCAGTTTTAGTTCTATCTCTAATTTTCTTTGTTCTTTGTGCTGTTCTTTGTGCTGTTCTATGTGCGTTAGGGTCAATTGCAGCAGGCATAACACCTTCAGAAATCAAAGGTTCTGCTTTGATAATATCAATGAACTCATATTCGGTTGCTTGAAAATCATCTCTCCAATTAGAAAACTCTACAGACTCTGACTTATTTCCCCAATTAGCAGCACCCTTCTTACGACACTTGACTAATGCTCCAGAAGCATATGCAGAAGGCCAAACACTATATCTACTCTTGACTTTCTTGTAACAGGCATCTTTAGATCCACTGCCTTTACCTTTCTTATCTTTTGCTTCAATAATCTCCATTTCTTCTTTTTTCATTTTCTTTTTTGGTTTATCGGTTGATACATAAGTTGGTTTTGCGGCACCAGATTTTTCTTGCTGTCCCGAATCTGCTGTCTTCTTTCTTCTTGCTGCAGATTTTCTTTCTGCTTTTGTCATACTGTCATATTTAGAACGAGATACACACTTTGGCACTCCTTCACCAGGTTCATCACTTGCACATGTTCCACCCGTAAGAACATTTACCCAACCAGGTTTCTCATCTTTTGATTTAGATCCTTTGAACCATTTGCGAAGAAATCCCTCACTCATTCCACCGCCGCCATCTCCACCATTACCATTACCATTACCGTTTCCATCCCCATTACCATTTGTGGGCACATCAATACCGGTTTCTTCTGGTTCTTTCCCACCACCAGAAAATCTAGCGGTTACTCTTAAACCCTTCGGAATGGG